AACATTACATTATTCTGGTAATTTTTGGTGGGCTAAGTCTTCATATATAAACAGATCAACGCAATTTTGTACTTTGTATACATATTGTGCCCCTGAATATTGGATAACACTATCAAAAGACGGAACTTATGTTGATCTAAATTGCTTAAACGATACTTATTATGATGGTATTTATGCGGATATGTCATACAAAACTAAACCATTTAATATTAAAAAATATAATTATACGTTATAGATTACTCCATAGAAGATAGAGCGATCCAATGTAAACTAGAAGTACAATTAGTACCACATTCATATCGCGTGCAATTTCTTCGCGCTGGCTAGGCAACAGTTCATCATCCATTGGATAATACTTACCACTATCAAATGCATGCATTTTTTAACTTTAAAAAAAATTAATTATAAATTCGTTTTTTATTTAATCATCTTCATCTTCATCCTCTTCGGTTGCATCTGATACATCATCTGCAAGCGATGGGTCACGGACATATTCAAGCCCAAGACTCCAACGATCGCTTGTCCAGTTGCGGGACTTTGGCTTACTACTATGTAGAATACTGTAAGCTGCCTTATCCTTGCGGCATCGGACAATATAGTCCACCCACATTTGAGAATCTTTCTCCCAATCAATATCAGATTGGAGCAAATTAAACAGAATGTACCCAGTATAGGTTCCAACTGCCCACTGTTTCTTCACTGTAGCCTTTCCAACCGGATAGGCCTTATCAGCACGCTGATAAACATCAATTAGCTTGTCAAGACGCTGATTTGCATCTGCGTCATCGTACTTGATATTGATATGTGGTCCAAGCAAATTATAGCTTGTAACAATATAGCTTACATTCTTCACTGCAATACCCGAGGCAATTGCCATAGCATTGGTTAGATAGGTAAATCCTTTAGTATCGCCACCCTTATCTGTTAGGTTGGATGGTAGTGCCCAAATGACACGACAGCGTGCATCATTCAAAATACGCTTAGCAAGTCGAACGATCGACATATTGCTACATGCGTTGAATCGCTGACCATTTGTCAACGGTTTTCCATCCTGTAGACGCTGAAATAGCATCATTCTTTCTACAAAATCAATTTTTTCGATTGTGTAGATCGTAAACATATAACTCTTAATCTTCTCTTTCTTCTCGGCAGACAGATCTTCAAACTTTGTATAGTCATCCCACTTTGCCCAACTTTTCACGATATCCTTGTTTTTTTCATCCTCTGGGTGCATATAGCCCCTGACGGTTAACCATCGTTGTTGACCATCTTCTAGCCACTTTTTTAGTTTGCCATCATTAACCTCTTGATAAAGAAATAGTGCATGAGTAGGCAATCCAGATAGAATTGTTTCAATAAATAGTGCCGCCCGACGACCATCCCATACATATGGACGTTGGTGTTCAGGGATACAAATTGTGTCATCGTTGTCAATGTCGCGAACGGAACGAGTAGTTACGTTAAAAGGCATTCTGTTGTAATAAAAAACAGTTAAAGTGTGCAAATCCGTTTTTACAGGAATAGACGCAAATGGCGTTTAATATGATAGTCTTCAACAAGGCCTGATTTATGTTTGCGAATAAGCGGAATATCGTATTTTTTAGTCTTAAGCGTATGACAATTTGAACACAAAATTTGAAGATTGAATTTTTTATGACAGCATCGGATTGATCTAGGAAGTATATGATCAACTTCTAGAGCATCTACAACACTATAGTCACAAGGGTATCCTGGAACATTACCTGCGCATTTGTGATGGTATTTTTCTAGAAGAGATCTCCTAATCGCCTCCGGTACTCGACCAGTTGGAGCTAACAACTCTCTTGATCGAAACAGCTTCATAATTTTTTTAATACGACGAACCATTACACTATACGGATGTATAGTTTAATTATTCGTTTTTTATTTGAGTATGTGAGCCCCTAGCGCTTACAACACTAGCTTATGTGTTAGTGTAAAAACAAGAGCAAACACAACTGCATGTGTTAGGGCAACTGTGGTGCGCGAACCACCCGGCGGGAGAGAAAGGAGAACACCCGGCGTGAGAACAAAGAACAGCAGACCAAGGAATAAAGCCATCTTCATCATTTTTAACTCTAGACGCGAAAAAAGTCTCCGCGACTTTCATTTCCCTTCCGTTTATATGAACGGTTTGGTTAAACATTACCTGTTACTCTCTCTACAGAGCTCAGGATTTTAGACCCTCTGGAACACCCGGTCCTTCCAGGCCTCGTTCTCTGCGATCACCTCATCCGGTGCGTACTCCCAGTACACGGCCCATGCCGCGTCGCGCTGAGCTACCATCTCCATGTAGTCAGCGTTCCATGCAGCCATAAGCTTGTTGTACTCTGTCTTGTCCTGCACCTTGGCAATCTCCTCGAGAATTACCATGAGTTCTTCCACCTTCTCGTCAATGACGGCAAGGTCCTCCTCCGCCTTGTTGTACTTCTTCGAAGCGCACCCCATGGTGTCGTTTAAAGATCAAGTTGTTGTGTGTTTTCTATCTATTTTCTAATTTCTATAAATCCGTTTTGCTACGTCAAAAACCGATTTTCGCAGAGTATGATATAACAACCCCATAAATGAGCTGGGGATACCATCTAATTGTAAATTCAACTGGATGCCTGCCTAAGTCTATTCGCTCTTCAAAAAATATTTATCAATTCACCAAGACTCTGGTTAAAAAGATTGACATGGTGGCATACGGTGAGCCTCAAATTGTAATGTTTGGAACGGGAAATAAGAAAGGCTACACTCTAGTTCAACTTATCGAAACGTCAAATATTACTGCGCATTTTGTAGAAGAGACTAACGACTTATACCTAGATGTGTTCAGTTGTAAGCCGTTTTACCCCATCGATGTTATGGACGTAGTTAAAACTTCATTTGATCCAAAATATAGTGACACTAAATTCATGGTTCGTCAAGCGCCTCATCAACGACTAAAGTAAAAAGTATTTATATTCACCGTCTACGAATTTCAGCTAGAATTGCTTCTCTTCGTAATTTAAGTTCAGCTCTGAACTTCCAATTATCGTTACAAAATGCAAGTGATCTTACGACTGAACTTTCTTTGTTCAAATATCGATCTGCTTCGTTTAGTAGACTCAATAGTGTCAGTGAAGTTTCTTTTTTGTATATATCACGAAATAGGTCTTTTAGATCATTTTTTTCGTTGATACTTAGCATAGTTTTCTGATGTTAATTTAATCTATCAACGATTCGTTTTTATAAATTTTTTATTCATATTGAATATTTTTCCAGCTTATTGATTTACCCGTCAAAGGATTATCTACATAATTTGTTCTATTAATTTCTATTAAATTATTAACATAGTTCATATCAACTAAATCGGGATGAACATACCAATCTTCATACGGACATCCATCATTACTTATGTCTTCAAATACACAAACATACCCTCGTCGTTTAAATATATCGCGTGAACTTAAGCGTGTGTTATAGCAATCTCCAACATATATATCGTGTTCGAATGTTACAGTAGCAAATTTATAGGTATCAAGAACATCAGTATCTAATTTTTTTAAGGTATTTAATGTACTTTCGTTTGAGACTTCTAGATCTATTTGCAAGTAATCAAATGACAGAGGCATGTTATTTGTTTCGAACAGATTTTTGTAATCTATAATTGTAGCATCATTTATTACATGAATGCTATTGGGTCGGTGTTCTATATATAAGGGTAAAAAATGGGGACAAAATTCAACCATTATCCCTTTCCATTCATAATTAGTTTCTAATAAATAACTGTTATTAATATTTATCGGATGGTTAGATCCAATTTCTAAAAAATATCCACCCTTCTTCTCTTTAAGGACATTTAATACAAATCTATCTTGGTTTGATTGACCGCGAAACATTTATTTATTATCATCATTTAAATTTTGGTTTAAAAATAATTCTCATACTAAATTCATGAAGAAAGCTCCCTCCGTCCTCAACCTCATTTCACTAGCATCCAGACAAACACAACAAATGACTGTCCATTTAATTCGAGCCCAGTCTAACTTTCTTGTAAAAGAATCGTTAGATCGAGCTTTGAAAGACTTAAAAGAAACTGAAAAATTTTTAGAAAAGGCTAAATTAACTTACTCATCGTCTTCGTCTTGATCCCCGCAATCCATGATAACGTCGCCATCGTTATCATATTCCCACATTTGTTGATTTTTTGATAAAGGTACAACCCAAATCCGTTTTTAAAATGAACTACCGGGACAAGGGCCATGAATACCAGACTCCAATACGCAATCACCAGAACCACACTTTTTATAGCCAGGAGGGCACGGTGCTGTTTTGCGTGTATCGGGGTTCTCAAACCGTTCTAACATCGGACGAACATATAAATACACGTAATAGTTAACTACTGCAAACACTAATCCGTGTAGAAGAGCTTGTTCGCGTATAGAAGCACCTGGAGGGATGCTAAAATGTACACCAGGTACAAAAAGCATAAAGAGAATAACCTTTAGAAGAATAGCTACCCACATTTATTCTTTACTCAGTTTTTGCTTTGGGGGCACCAGGTCCATACGTACGATGACCAGTGGGAACGCAGTCCTCAACACCAGTCTCTGACATTCCTACAACGTAACCATTGGGACAAATGCCACCATAATTAGACATGCCCTCACGGTATGTCCAATAATAGTACATTACAAAATGAGTGACCACGGCAAATAGAGCAGCGTGTGTTATAAGAATTGTCGCCTTGCTGCCACCCTTCGGTAGAGTTACAAGAACACCAGGAACGAATGCTGCAAACAAAAGAACCGATAATACGGTAGCGATAAAGTCCATTTATATTTTACATATATGTTTTCTTTACCCAATCTCGATCGGCAATAAAACGCTTACTTTTGATCTTAGATGTGCGTTTAGTATATGTACCAACGGCATTTAGCTTACGAAATGTGGAAAGTGGGCCAAACTTTTTAACAGCTTTTTTAAGTGAAGAATGACGAGCAGTTTTAGAACTCGTTGAAGAATATCCTAGTTTACCAAGTTGACCTTTCTTTAGAGGACCAATTCCTGGGCCGTGATATTTTCCAGGTGCGCCTACATCATGAATACGACGCGAATGAACGCGAATTGTCTTACCACTACGATGTGCAGTATAGGCTTTACGGGTTATTTTACGTCCTGCAAACATTGATTTACCACACGATGGCATTTATTAATACGTTGGAGGAGTTTCTTGTTTAGGGCAAGTGTTACACGGTGCTACCTTAATATTCGACGATACGGAATATGCATAGCCAATTGCAAGAAGAATGGGGATTATCCACAGGTACCACATTTAGTATAAAAACGGATTTAATATCGAGTGTATTTTTGCGAATATTAAAATACAAAATGGCAGCATTCAATGTACACCAGCTCGATGAGCTAAGCGGACTCGTTATGGACCGTGAGTACGAGCTAACTATGCAGTGTATCGAGCGACACACTCCAAAGGTTATGGCGCATATTCGTTCGATTATCAGCATGGATTCAATCATGGAGCGCCTAAAAGAGAAGTGCAAGACGCACGATAATCCTTGGGATCTGGCAGTGCCGTTCTACGGATATAGCGGAAGTCATAAGCTTGAGCCCGGCTCTCGTGTGACTCGTAGTCATATAATCGATCGTCCGGAGTTTCTGTATCATCTCGATGAGATGTTTAACGGTGAACGCCCGCATGGTGGTTATCGCTTCCGTGTTACGGTTCGTCGTGTACGAAATGATTATAATTGGTACGAGCTTGTGCTTCACTACTATTCGCGAGGAGTTCCGGTAAAGCTAATTCGGAAGAATCCGAATTCTCAGGAGGAACCGCTTCCCGCTTCACCGATTCCTAATGTGAATCCGGAGGATGACATGCCTCCGCTCGATGATGAAGTTTCAATTCATGAAAACGATTGTCGCTGCGAGGACTGTTGCTATTCTAAAGGAATTGCATTTCAGAGAGACGATCAGTCAGACCACGGTGGTGGCTGCTACTGCCGTCAGTGTCGTTATTAGAACAAACGATAAGCTTTAACACAAAAAGTGTAACCATTTAATGGGTATTCCTTTTTATTTTGTTAGTTTACTAAAGTCACATGCGGGAATTGTCGATACAGTTAAAAAGAACTGCCCTCTTGAAGTTGATGTATTGGGTATTGATTTCAACTGTTTGATCCATCGATATTTAAAAGAAGAAGATCCGATTGGATCTATTCTTACAGCATTTGAATACATTATGACACATATCTGCAAAGCTAAAAAGGTGTTGGTCGCAATGGATGGACTTGTTCCATACGCAAAGATCGTTCAACAACGGTATCGGCGGATGCGAGCTAAAGATACTGCTGAAGTATTCGATCGTAACCAAATTTCACCTGGTACCCCATACATGAAAGATTTGGAATCTGGAATACGCGCAAAGTTTCCTTCTGTAGAAATTAGTTCAACACTACTACCAGGTGAAGGTGAACATAAGCTTTTTCTGAGCCTAAAGAAGATACCCGAAGAAGAACGCAAAACTGTCTGTATTTATGGCCTTGATGCCGATCTAATTCTAATTTGCTTGAAGCATTCACACATGGCCACTAAAATGTCACTGCTTCGCGAAAGTTCAGAGTTTAATGATCCTAAAGTAGCAAGTGCAGAATTTGCTAGTTTGAATATTAAATCATTGCTCAATCAAGTTCCTCTACAAATTGATCAATATATTGCACTTTCAATTTTATGTTTTGGAAACGACTTTATGCCTCATTTGGCCATCTTTTCTCTGCGAGAAGGAGGTTACGAACGTGCACTACAGTTCTATAACGAATCCGGAAGTCCAAATTTGCTAACATTCGAAGGGCGTTCTGACTTTTTAGAATACTGTGCGAGTAAAGAGATGATTGTATTAAAAGATATGATCGGACGCAGAAGAAGACCTGAAGAGAGAGCTATATTGGGAAAAGAACAATCAAATTTTTCTCGTAAGTATGGCCTTCATATTTTAGATGGAGTTACCGATATGGAACCAGTTGTGGATGCATATTGGAAAACATTTCATTGGACTCTTTCTTATTTTAATAATGGACTACCTACGAACTGGTCATGGTACTATCCTTACCCAGAAGCACCACTAATTACAGATATTATGAAATATGACGAAGCCGATGAGATAGAAAAATCAGAGTTGAATTATTCGATCACAAATCAACTCCAGTTTATTCTACCTTCAAAATCATTACGATTGGCTAAAAAGATTCGAATCTTTAATGATGAAATTTATACAGAAACAAGAGCTCCTTGGCTAAAACGTCATGAATGGGAAGCAGATCCACACATTTCTCTTCCTTGGAATCCTAGCGCCCACCTAACTTCAGTCTCCCGTTTTTAAATCCAATATGCATATTTGGATTATTTGCAAAAACAGGAATGCTTGGCGATGGAGAATAGCGGTAAGAATCTTGTAAAATAGGATGGGAGACATCAGTGTCGGCTAAAAATACAACCGTATTCAAATCAATTTCACGAGGAGTCCAATAGTGTTCATTAATCTTTCTCATTTCACGAACAGATGATAAACGCATGAGACCTTCGCCCGACTGTTCCCGTCCCCAATTATTTGTTAAATAATTTAAATAACTTTGACGATAGTGGGCTGCGCTTGTAACTTTAGTATTTGATTGAAATGTTTTAAGACAATCGTATAAATTTGGTAATATTGGTTTATCTAAACGAAGATTAACTGTATTATGTGCTCTACAAATAAATATAAAAAATTCATAACGACTATTAAGCCAATTAGGATGAGATCTCTTATACATTTCTAGCATTGATGCAAAATGCGTTTGACATTTTGGACAGGTAATAGTTTCTTTAAATGCCGATAAATACTTTGTTAAAATTTGCTTATCTTCTGAAGTCGGATTTTCCGGATATATACACGAAACTGAATGAAGTGTCATCCACCCAAGTGGTCCCCAAAAACTTGTCATGTTGATTATTACACGGAAAGAAATCCAGCAACAGCTCCGCCTTCTACCATTTGACGAAGAACTGATATAGGGGTATTTTTATTTTTTAATAGCCCGCTTCGACTGGCGATATCTTTGATCTTTTCATCCGACATCTTAGCAATTTTATGGCGTAATGTCTTGCGGTGACGTTTGGAACCTTTATCTGTAAGGAGTCGGATCGTGTGTTTACGCATAGATTTCTTGACTGGCGGTGATTTTGTTGGATTTGACGTTTTTAATATACTTTTATGGATAACCCTTTGAGTTCCTGCCGTTTTAGGGGCCGGGGACTCGCTTCCTAGTTTTGTAACAACAACTTTGTCACCCATCTCTATTAAAAACGAATCAATATTAGATTTACGGTAAAAGTGTTTTAATCATATACGATGGACTGGAACTCTATTCAATCGTATTTCGAAACGCAGGGTATTGCAAAGCTAGTAGATCATCAAATCGAATCATTCGAGGACTTTGTTCGCAATAAGATTCCTCTTATTGTAGCATCGACTCCTCACATTGTTGTATGGCACGAACAAGACCCTGAGACCAAAAAATATAAGTACGAATTCCGTCTATCTTTTGAGAACATTACGTACATGAAGCCGCGTATTCAGGAAGCATCTGGTCGTATTAAGCCCATGTTTCCCCAAGAAGCTCGCATTCGTAATTTTAAATATTCTGCACAGATGTTCTGTGATGTTCGTTTCGTAGCTAGAACTCATAAGACACCGGAAACATTCGATGAAGATGTAAAGATCTTTGAAGGTGTTTCATTCGGAAAGATCCCTGTTATGTTGGGATCGTCTCTCTGTTTGATGAAAGATTATCCTCTCAGCAAAGAGGAGCTTGGTGAGTGTCCTTACGATCCGTTTGGGTACTTCATCATTCATGGAACAGAACGAACGATCCTATCACAGGAAAAGGTAGCTGACAATCGTACGATGGTGTTCTACAATAAGAAGGCTTCTTCAAAGTTTACACATTCGGTTGAAATTAAGTCAATTCACGAATCTTTTACGTCTCCTCCAAAGAAACTAGAAGTTCGTGTACAGGCAAAGTTCAATGGTCTTGGCTACCCACTAACACTCTGTCTTCCGCGATTCCGCGAAGATGTACCACTTATGGTAATGTTCCGAGCTCTTGGACTTGAAACTGATGAAGAAATTGCCAATCTACTTTGGAGCGACAATAGTTCATATACTGACATGCTTGCTGCGTCGTTCAAGGAATGTTCTGACCTAAAGATCTATACTCGTGAGGAAGCAGTAGAGTATCTATCAAACCACCTACAGTATTCTACAACGATGGAAGACAAGTGTGCATACGTACGAGCTCTTCTTGAGACTGAATGTCTACCGCATGTAAAGTTCGGTGGTGAAACTATAACAAAGTCTGTAATCGAAAGTCGCAAGTGTGTTCTTATTGCATCTATGGTACGACGCCTTCTTCTAACAAATCGTGGAATTCTTTCTATCGATGACCGCGATGCATATCCGAACAAACGAATCGTTACAACTGGTGCACTGCTTACTCATCTATTCCGCCAGCTGTTCCAGAAAGTATCGAAAGATATTCGTGGTAAGTTTGTTCAGGAGGTTAACAACGATACATGGAAGCGAGGAGAAACTCCTCGACCGCTTGAAGTTCTAAATATTAATAATTTGTACAAAATTTTGAAAGTATCGACAATCGAAGGAAAGCTAAAACAGGCGCTTGCTACTGGTAATTTTACAGTACAGGGTCTTGGAACTTCTAATTCAACTGCACTTTCGAATGCAACAAAGGTTGGTGTTTCTCAGGTTCTAAATCGTCTTTCATATTCTGCCACAATCAGCCACCTGCGTCGCATTCAAACTCCGATTGAAAAGTCGGGCAAGCTACTTGCTCCTCGTAAGCTTCATGGAACAAGTTGGGGATATGTGTGTCCCGTTGAGACACCGGAGGGTCACTCGGTTGGCATTGTAAAGACAATCACAATGATGACTGCAATTACGCAACATACTCCTTCAATCTTGGTAATCACTCTTCTTCAACAGATGGATACAGTTGTATGGATTGATTCAGTAACAAAGAAATATATTGGAACACCAATTACTCTGAATGGTGTAATCATCGCATATACAACAGATCCTGTTGATGTCAATCAGAAACTACAAAACGCAAAACAGCTATTCCATCTTCACCCGCACACCAGTATTAGCTGGGATACCATGCAGAATAGTATGACTGTAGAAACGGATGGTGGGCGATTTGCTCGTCCGCTATTTCGAGTTATGAACGGGAAAATTGTAACTCCTCCACCCAAGCCGTTTGTATGGAACGATTGGGTAAAGACGTGTATTGAGTTTGTAGATCCTCTTCAGAGTGAGACAGTTCGTGTTGCAATGACACCTGCCGATATTACCAATAGTCATACTCATTGTGAAATTCACCCTTCACTCATTTTGGGACACATGGCTGCAAGTATTCCATTCTCTGATCACAATCAGTCACCAAGAAATACATACCAGTCAGCTATGGGTAAACAGTCGATTGGTATCTTTGCTCGCAATTACTCCAAGCGTCTCGATAAGAATGGCTACATTCTCTGCTCTCCCATGAGACCGTTTGTTGAGACTCGTATTCACAACATTTTGAAGTCTCATGAAATGCCCACCGGAGATAACATCATTGTTGCAATTGGAACGTATGGTGGATATAATCAGGAGGATTCTGTAATTCTAAATCGTAGTGCAATTGCACGTGGTCTCTTTCGTTGCTTATACTACACGATCTACAAAGATGAGGAACATCGTAATATTACATCTGGAAAGGAAGAACGTTTTACCAAACCGAATCGCGAAACAACTCGGGGATACAAAACATCTGCAAAGTATGCTGTTCAGGAAAATGGCCTGCCGATTCTTCACACTCAAATTAACGAGAATGATGTAGTGATTGGTAAGGTAACTACAATTAAGAGTGATCCGAACGGCTATGCCTTCCGTGATTCATCTACTGTTCACCGTAACTCGGAATCATGTCGCGTTGATGGTGTCTGGCAGGATAAGAATTCCGACGGATATCCATTTATCAAGGTTCGTGTAGTTTCCGAGCGTATTCCTGAGGTGGGAGATAAGTTTAGTTCTCGTCACGGACAGAAGGGAACGTGTGGCATCATGCTGAATGAAGAGGATATGCCGTACACTAAGGATGGTCTTCGTCCCGATCTGATTATGAATCCTCACGCTGTGCCCTCGCGTATGACAATTGCTCAGCTCATGGAAACGATGTTTGGAAAAATTTGTACTCAGCGTGGAACAGTTGGTGATGGTACGCCTTATACGCATCTAAAGCAAAAAGAGCTACGCGAGCATCTCCTTGATTTGGGTCTGAGTTCGTATGGTAACGAGATCTTGTATAATGGTGAAACTGGTCAAATGATGAAGTCTGAAATCTTTATGGGACCTACGTTCTATCAGCGTTTGAAGCACATGGTAATTGATAAGAAGCATTCACGCAATCGTGGGCCTATTGTATCACTCACTCGTCAGCCGTGTGAGGGACGTTCTCGCGATGGTGGTTTGCGTGTAGGAGAGATGGAACGTGACTGTATGATTTCACATGGAATTGCAAGTTTCACCAAGGAGCGACTGATGGATGTATCTGATCCGTTCCCTACTGGATTTTGTAAGTCATGTGGAAGTTTGGCAGTGATGAATGAAACTGAAAAAATCTACCACTGTGGAATTTGCAAGAGCCGTACATCATTTGAAATGAAGACGATTCCCTACGCGGTGAAACTTTGGAGTCAGGAGCTAGAAGCAATGCACATTGTACCAAGAATGGTCTTTGAGTAAAAAAAGAACTACACCTCGCGTGTATGAAGAAACAACTTCTGTTGCTTTCTTGCTATTTATAATTTTTTACTAGTCGCTGAAGTTGAGCTGAGTGCCCCACGCCGCGATCTGCTTACGCGCCTCGACCACCGTCGGGTCCTCGTCAGCCTTGATGGGCGCTCCGGGCGCCTGCTTGATGAGCGCATTCGCGCGCTCCTGGTGGATCTCGTTCTCCGCCACGAAGGCGTCAAACTGGTCCTGGATGGACTGCTCGGCCAGCTCGGCCGCAGCAATCATGTTGTCGAAGTGAATGAGGCCGTGCAGAGCAGCCACGATGGCCGGCTCCTTGTCCTTCGCGATCATCTCGTCAACGTCGGCCTTCTCGGCCTCGATGCGCTCCTGGTCATCCCAGAGGTGCATGTTCTTGGCCTGGAACTTCTCGAACCCCGGCGTCTGCCGGATGCGCTTCTCCGCGTCCAGCTGCTGCTGGCGCGTGATTGCGAAGTTCGTGTCGTTGGTGCCGATCTTGGTGGGGTCACCCCCACGTGCCTCCAAATTGTGGCTCATCGTTGCAAATGCAAAGAAGACCTCCAGCGGGAGGTGCAGCTTAAAGCACTTGTCACCGTAGCGGCAGCTGCCGCGGATATGGTGAGCGCACACCGTCTTGGGGTCGTACGCAAACTTGCTCATCGACATCTTGAACTTAGCTTGAAAGCTTTAGTTATGAGTTGCGGTAGAGCGTGTACAATCTATTTACTTGATTTTTTACAATCCGTTTTGCTCCCCCAATGCCGCAAGATCTAAGTCAGATCTAGATTCTTTAAGCTCGACACGTTTAGTTGCTTTCATACATCTGAGAATATTTAGTACAAAACAGAATGCAAAGATAGATCCGCAAACTCCTGCAACTACACCTGTGGCAATATCGTTCATTTATTATTTTAAAACATTCTGCATCTAAAAGGGTAGACATGTCGCTTGAGATTGTTATGGGTCCTATGTTTTCAGGAAAGACAACCTATGCAATTTCATACGTTCAAAGACAGCAAAGTATTGGGAAGAGAATTGCTATTATTAAACCTAATATTGATAGTCGTTATTCGAGTCAAAGTGTTATTATGACACATAATAAACAATCTCATCCGTGTCTAATTTGGGATGTAAGTATTGCAATGTATATTGCACAAGAAATGTTAAGTGTTGATTGTATTGTGATTGAAGAAGCTCAATTTTTTAAAGGATTGAGTGCTGTTGTAAAATCACTACTTTTTGTTCACAAGAAACACATTCTTGTAGTTGGTCTAAATGGTGATGCATCGCAGAATATATTTGGTGAATTATTGGCATGTATTCCGTTTGCAACAAAAATTACAACATTGAGTGCATTATGCTCTCTGTGCAAGGATGGAACGCCTGCATGTTACTCAAAAAAAACAGGTGCAGATATGGTAGATGATCAGATAGACGTTGGTGGAACAGATAAGTATATTGCTGTCTGCTTAAAACATCTCTAACTAAACAATGGAGTATAAATATTTTATAGAATTTCTAGGAACACTTGTGTTTGTTTTCGCCCACGTGTTCACATATGCGAATCCATATGTAATGGGAATTATCACATTTGCAATTTATATGATTGGTTCTCCGATAGAAGCTATTTATTTTTCGCCATTATCTGTTACAGCGTCCTATTTACTAGGTCGTATACCCGTAACAGAGACACTCTATACGATTTTGTCTCAATTTATAGCAGTGGCGTTTGTTGTCATAACAGCTCGACCTCTAACGGTTTTCATGGATCAAACATAGAATAGGTAATAAATGAGCCTATATATTTATGTTAAGGATGAAAAACTGCGTTCTATGATGCGCGAACATCTATCAAATCGTCGTATCACTGATTCCGGATGTGACCTAATGTGTCCCGAATGGGTGAATGATAAACAATATGGTGCAGAAATGCGACTTGGTGTTCACTGTGCGGCCCAGACTGAAGCAGCTTGGCCAGCACCTTACCTACTTCTCGCTCGTTCCTCTACAAGCCTAACTCCTCTACGTATGTCTAATCAGGTTGGTCTTGCAGATATGGGATATCGCGGTGAACTAATTGCGCGTGTTGACGTTATGCACGGTGATACGTATAATGTAACTCAGGGCACTCGTCTATTTCAAATTGTGCAGCAAAATTGGATGCCTTGGAAGAATGTGGTTCTTGTTGATTCACTTGATCTGCTTCCGCCTGCACCTGATAATCGTGGCTCAGGTGGGTTTGGTTCTACAGGAACTTGAAAAAACGGATGATAATTAAGATTTTAACTTAGAGATCAAAAAGTTACCATGGATACTTCTCGCATCACTCGCTTTGGCGACAACGAGAAGAAGATGGTTCAAGCCGGCATTGATGCCGTAACCGGTGCCGAGATGTGGGACTGGATGAAGATCTATGAGCCAGAGGAGAGCAAGGGATTTATGTTCTCAGATCACCCAAATTTGGATAAAATTAATAGTCGGATGCACAAGCTGTACGACGGTCATTCAGGATCATCGTACGGCTGGACAATGCGCCAGCTAGAGTATATTGCAAAGAATGGATTTGACGCGTATGTCGACATGATGAATGGCGGGCCTAGACCATCGCGTGCAGCGACTCCAGTGCCCGAGGTGCCTGTTGTGGAAATCCCAGATGGACCCCCGGGTCATAACCGTGCGAATACAGGAGGTGCAATGCCTCGTAATCTGTGCATGTGCCGTGATCGGCAGGGATTATCCGAAGGATGGTGCGGCGTTGCCAGTGGGGGAGTTCCTGCTTGCGAGCATTGATAAACTAGGCATTTAAACATTTTTTAACTATATAAAGTACGCCTTCTTAGCTCAGTTGGTAGAGCACCAGCTTTGTAAGCTGTAGGTCCTGGGTTCAATTCCCAGAGGGGGCACATAGATCATATCAAACGATATGTCTATATGTCTTCAATTAAAAGGTCGAATATCGTGATTTGTTAGTTCTCTTTCGTTTCGTAATACATTACGAAATATATCATCGCATTCTAAATTTGAAGCGCGTGCTGCACCCGATGGTTCGGGACCACATATATCGCATAATGTGTTATATCTTTTCATAATAGTTCGAGCTTCATCCGAATCATAATCGGAAAACCAATGATTATCAGTCCAATATTTTTTTATATTAGATAACTTTGATACATGATTAATATTAATGTCTGTATGTCTTATATCAAAGTGACCAGCAACAGTTTCCCAAAAATAGTATTTATTGAAACCAGTATCTCCTGTAAATAAATATCCTTCTCCATTTGCCATTTCATCATTTTTTGCTGTAAAATAAACCCGTGTTGGTGGCGATTCTGTCCAAGTATTTGAATTTAAATATTCAATCAGTTCCGGAGAAGACACAAAATCGGCATCCCATTTAAATTTCCAAAGATGACTTGCATGTGAAAAACACCAAGTATAATAGTGTGGAATACTGTGTTCCGATGAAGCGTCTGTAACTAATGTTTCATAACCAGCGCGTGAAATTGGTACAGAGTATTCAATAATTTTTAAAGGAAGTTCTTCTTTTAATGATTCAACAATTTCACGCGATCGATCTGTACAAAGATGTAAAATTACAATAATCTCGTGAGGAATCGTAAGATCCTTAAGAGACCGCAATGATGCTTCTAATGTTTCTTCTTCGTTTCGAGCACGAACTATAAATGAAATACCATCCATTATTTTTATACTATTTTGATAATTAAAGCTTTAAACGATTAGCTATACTAAATCACGAATCAGAACAAGTGAAATTGTGTCGTGTATAATTGCGCCCCAGTATGCAGAATACCAGCTTGTTTTGAAACCAAAAATCATAATTAAAATAACTACAATTGAACGCAAGAAGGTGTTTAAGAGAGCGTTCGACGTCGGGAAGAACCACAGGTCCATTTATCTTCTCAAAATTTTTTCTTGCTGAATATCATAAACATAAAATGGGTGGTGGTTTAATGCAGCTCGTTTCATATGGTGCGCAGGATATTTACATCAGTGGTAATCCGCAGATCACGTTCTGGAAGATCCTATACAAGCGTCACACGAACTTCGCCGTAGAGTCTATTGAGGTGACGTTCAACGGTCAGGCCGACTTCAACAAGCGTGTAACGGCTGTCATCAACCGTAACGCTGATCTAATGTACAAGACATACGTACAGGTCGTTCTCCCGCAGATTCAGCTAGCGACCAGCGGTAGCACGCTTGGTTACACCGGCCCGACTCAGGGCTTCCGCTGGCTCAATTACATTGGTCACCGCCTCCTCAAGCAGGTTGAGCTCGAGATTGGTGGCCAGCGCATTGATCGCCAGTACGGTGACTGGATGCAGATCTGGACCCAGCTCACGACAGAGGCTGGCCAGGTCCGTGCCCTTGAGTC